TTAGGACCACCCACTGGATTTAGTGGAGTTTCCATATCATCCTGCCTCATTCTACGAGCTTGATTTCTAAGTGCATCAATTGAATTTTTATAGCTACCTTCCCATGCTGGTACTATAGTCCAGCTCTTTGTAAATTTTGCAGACTCTATCATGCAAGCATTAAATAATGCATTGTATGCAAACTCACTAAAGTAATTAGATGTTGTTGCACTTGTTCCTGTAGCTGATGATAAAGGAATAGGTCTACGAGTATATTGGATTTCTCCTGTTACGGCTGATGCAGGAGTTGGTACTATGTAAATAGATGTATTATTCTTACGGGCATAGTAACGGGGAGTGCCTACAGATGTGCTGGCATAAGGCCAGTAATCTATGGCATATTCATATGTTCTTTGTAATAGGGTGGTAATGTTGGAAGAAGCACTTGTTTTAAAATTTACATTCCTTATGACAAGTGTATCCACAGGTAAACTTACCGTTGGATTACTGGCAGTAAAAGAGAACGAGGCAAAGTTATCCAGACCGGGATCATCCAGTTCTTTCACCAGACGATCTTCTGCCTTCTCCACAAACTTTGGGATCTGATCTGCAAATTCTGACGAATCATTCTCTGCTGTATTAATCAGATCTGTTTTCAGGAATGAATAATTAGGCATGGGCCTATCCTAATATGGCAGTTACAGGTCCAGCACTTGGTGCAGATACCGTTACCTTACCGTATACGGCCACACCATTTTCTCCTAAATATGTATCAATTACTCCGTTTGCCTGAATAGCTAATCGGATAGCTGTTCCCTGTGCAGTCTTATTTGTGATCTGCTGCTCACCTATTATTTCAATCATTCCCGATACAGTTGCCGTGGCATGTATAGCCACAATACGAGTAGTCGTACCATCAGCACCTACCGTTGCTCCTGTATCCACCCTTTTTAAAGGGCCACTTCCAACTGTTGCCATTGCAACTGTAAGATTTGTAGCCATGTTATTCTCCTTTATTAAACTTTACCACCGGCTTTGTAGCCTTGCATTATCTTGCCACCTTTTGCTCTTTTACGAGTAGATGTAGTTTTTACTTTAGAACCTGCTACTTTTGGTTTTCGAGGAGTTCCCGTACCTCCTAATTTTTTATGTAACCACTTTTCAAACATATCCGTATACTTATTATGCATTACAGGATTTTCACGATAAACTCTTGCTCCTTTTCTATGGGCTTCTGCTTTCCTTACATCAAAAGGTTCCACTCCCATAGGTTTCTTTTTCTTTTCCCACTCTCTTTTCTTTGCCATATCTAATCTCCCTACACTTTACCACCGGCTTTATAGCCTTGCATTATTTTTCCACCACCTTTTTTAGATGCTGCTGCACGAATAGCTTTCTTTCTTCTTTTTTCAGATCTTAATCTAGATCTTTTAGAAGCATTATCATCTATTATATTCTTCTTTGGTGTAACATATCCTCCACCACGTTTACGAGATACAGATCCACCTTTACGTTTATTTTCTGTAGCAGCTTTAAGTCCTCGTCTTTCAGACTCAGTTAATTCTGATATAGCTGTTGCTAAATCATAATCATGAGGATCTAAGTGCCTATGTGTATGTGAGGTTATCAAAGGTAATTTTTTAATAGGTTTATCTTTACCAGCCATATCTAATCTCCCTACACTTTACCACCAGCTTTGTAGCCTTGCATTATCTTGCCACCGCCTTTACGAGATACTGTTCCACCACGTTTATTTTTTTTCTTTGTTATCTTTTTTAGATGTTTATCGTCTAGATCTATCAATGATGAGAGATCTTTTATTCCCAACTTTTTTCCAGCTTCTTTTGCTAACTTTCGTGCACTCATATCTAATTCCTCTCTCTTAATAGTAAGGGGGATGGCTAACGCATCATCCCCCTCACATTAGTTGCTCTTAGCTTCCAGCATTTCCACGCCAGCCTCTCCAATCGGAGACACCGAAACTATACCGTTCCCGTGCCTTAAATCGAAGATTGCCAGTGTCAAAGTCTGGCTCCATCTTAGTCTGAAGTGGAGTACGTGCAAACATCTTTGTACCATTAGGAACATCGGTCTTTACAAACCAATCGTCCGTTCCCGTAAACCGTCTATTGACATAGAATCCGTTAGGAATCATGCCCATGTGACGGGTGGCATTGATATCGTTATTAGAACCACCGGGTTTGCCGGGAGTATTTAAAACGGTATCAGCAATATTCCATGAGTCAACAGGAATATGCAAAGATACAGCACTTGCACCTATGAGGATACCACGATCATCCTTTGTCTTTTGGACATTGGTGATAGCAGTCTCAAGAGAAGCAATAGCCAATGCACCAGCAGATTCCAGATTACTCTGGTTGCCGTCAGAAATGGTAGGATGGGTCGAAGCAAAGAATGCAACTCCATCACCAATCGTATCGACAAAACCGTTGGTAAACAGATTGGCAGCTTTGACTTCCTTGGTGTTTGCCATTGCACGGGCCAAACCTCTGGCACGTAACTTGGCAAACGTATCATACAAGTTGTCTTCCATTGCTTCTTCTGTAATTGCAAAAGCTAGAGCCACAGTTTCTGCCGTATAACGGGAAATGTAACTCTCTTGTGCATCATCATAGGATACAGCAGCCCCTTCAGATTTAACTGGAGCAGTGCCGAAACCTGTAAATAGAACTTCTTCTTCAAAGGCTCGATCAGAATTTTCGGTGTCATAAAGATTTTTATGCTCATCGTCAACCTGACCATATTCCAACCCGAAGACGGCATTTAAACCGGGGAGAAGTTCTTTAGCAATACTAGCTCTGTTAATAGCCATAATATTATCTCCTTCCTAGTTATGCCGTTGAAACTGTAGTAGTCGCAAACCGATCCCTGTGCGTGGGCAACCAGACCTCAAGCACTGGGTATTGATCAAGACCATCGGCTCCTTCACCGGGATCTTTAGAATATCCAAGAACTCGTACATTACCTACAATGGTTTCTAAACCAGCAGCCGATGTCTCTACGAAGAACGCAGATTGACCTGTCTTGGTACTACCAGCAGAAGCTGTCGAAACAGTTGCTACATAGTTAAGTACTTTGGCAGTCTCACCGTGACTACAGGTTGCATTACCTTGAATGTAATACGTCTGATCAGGATCAGTTATGACATGGAACTCAATACTCGTTGCAGCAGTGATAGCTTCACCCGGCCAATACCGTGAGAATTTCTGACTACCATCAGAGTCCACATAGTTACAGCCCATGAATACGCCCGAAGGCTTCAAGGTTGCACCAATAGATTCTGAAATAGTACCACTAGCTTCAATACATATCAAGTCACCAGTATACAGTTTCTTGGGAGCACGAGTTATAGTAGTAGGGGAAATATGAGTAGTTGTTCCACCAGTATTATAATTCTGTCCCTTTTTTCGAGCAGGAAGGAAGCCACGTAGTGCTCTTGTACTAGACATAGTATTTCTCCTTCCAATGTTTAAGGACTAATCCTGAAACGTAGGAGTTCGTCCTTTAAATGTTCTCGATTTGCTATTATTGGAAATGGGCATACGAGAATTGGATGAATTCATTAATTGTGAATTAACAGCTTCCAGCATCTCATTAGCCTTATTCCTATAATGCTTTCTTTTAGCCTCTAGCTTTACCGTGGGTATCTTACCCAAGGCTATGTCTCCACGACAGACAACTCCAGCATATCGACCTTCTTCCCTCACGACAGAAGTGGCTCCCATCTCAGGAACTTCTTCAGGAGAAACAAACTCCCATCCTTGGTTCTGTTTCTTACCGACTTCTTGGTAATCATCCTGACCATTAAGAAGGATACGTAACCATCCAAGCGACATCTCTTGCTGGTTATATCTTTCTTCAACTTCACGAGGTATAAAAGTTGCGTTTGGTTCTTCAAAGACGTACTCTGTTTCTTCTCTGGTTTCGTTTTCCCTTAATTGAGAATTACGTGATTCAGTTCGTGTCATAATTTCTCCTCCACGTTACAGTTTAATTGCTGTGTATTCACCATCGGCATCTTGTACCTTGGCTTTTTCAGCAGCATAGTGTTCAAGTGGTATACCCCAGTTTTGTGCTAACCTTACATCTTCTTTGGTTAGTTTTACCTTACCCGGAGTTGGGGTTGAACGTGAAGCCCCGGCTACCACTTGAGCAGGTTGTGACGGTTGTTCCTGCACCGAACTTTCTTTGACATCAGAGTTAAACTTGCTTGGAAATGTTTCTCTAATTCTGCTGTCAATTTCTTTATAAAATTCTGGATCATCTGGACTAAATCCTTCTGACTTTAATTCTGCATCTAATGCTAATGCAGCAGCAGTCATAACTCTATCTTGACCAAACCAGCTATTTTCTTGTGACCACTCTACAGCTCTTGGATCTGTTATAGTTTGCTGTTGAGGTGCTGGCTGCTGCTGCTGTACAGTAGGTTGAGGTGTATTTTCAAACTGAATTTTAGCTGCACTGACAGATTTTATATCTGTCTGAGCCTCGTTTAAAAATTCTTGAGCTTGAAGGATCTTGGTTACATCTCCTTCGTCATGGGCAGACTTATAGGCTGCTCTGGCTAACTCAAGTTTATCAGTAAGCTGCTTTTCATTTGCATCCAGATGCAACTTACTTATATTGGAAAATTCCTGTTCTCTACTGGACAGTTTAGTATTTAATTGTTCATTCTGTTTAATGAGGTTAGTAATATGCTCGTCACGATCCTTACGTTGTTTTATTAATTGACGTATACGTTTCTGAGCACCTTTGGTTTCTATACCATCTAATTCTTTAGGTTCTGCTTTTGTCTTGATATCTGAAGGAGCTTCTGGTTGTGCTACAACCTTCTCTTCCTCTTGTTCCACTTCAAACTCGACTTTAGTTTCCTCTTTGGACGAGGGTGCTTCTACTTCAGTCCATCCTTCTTTCTCAGCCATTTCAATTCCTTTCGTTGCTTACGAAGCATACGGTTTTACGTTAATACTTTATTATACTATAAATAAGAGAAACATGCAAGTCCTATGATCCAGTTGTTAAATTAAATGTAGGATCAAGATCTCTTGGATGTTCTACTGTACATATTACCTGATCATCAAATAATAGAATAAGTCTTACGGACTTATAGAATAATTTCTGACCAGCATGTTTGGCATAGCATACATAATCTCCTTCTTGACACCATGCTCCAGTTGGAAATCTTTCTTCATCGTAGTAAGCTAAATCTCCTAAAGATAGGACTTTACCTACCGTTGTGAGATATGCCATGTCATCTCTGGTTGAGTCAGGTAGCATAATACCACCCTTGGTCACACCTTTGATACTTATGGGTCTAACTAAAATATGAAAGCCCGGTAGTTCTGGTAGAGGACTGGGATCTTTGACCTCATCCTCTGTAATCCACATATCATTTTTAATGGAATTACCTAAATGTACCTGTTGCATTTACTCCTCTTCATCATACATTCTCTTCTTGAGAATAGTTGTAAAAACTTCACGGCTCCATTCAACACCTTGAATGTGGCCGACTAGCTCACGGTAGTGTGAATAACTTTCAGCACCTCCGTTGGCCATAATATTTTTTAATCGTAGTAGTTCATTATTGTAGTCTTTTACTACTTCATCCCAAATTTCCATTATCTAACTGGCTTGGGATATTTCCATGCAGATGCATCTCGTTCGTTTAATACACCTTTACGTGCTCTGGCACCAACACCACCATCTGCCACAGACTTCTTAGTGGAATCACCATATGCACCACCGTCACCGTTGGGTACATGTTCTGGATATCCATTAGTTACACCCTTAACATCGTTAGGGTAATGTACTCCTCCATACTTAGGCATCTTATTCTCCTTTTCTTTTTGATTGTAATTCGGCCATCTTCATATCTCTTTGATTTTCTATATCAGCAGATTTCTCTAGCATTTTACCCTTTAACTGTTTTTCAGCCATCTGGTTCTTCTGCTCTTCCAAAGACATCTTGGTCATTAACTCAAGTGTCTTTAATGTTTCCTTACTTGCTCTATCCAGTTCTGACTTCTCTTTCTTCAACAAAGCAGACTGTCCTTCAGCAGCAGCTTCCTGCATAAGTTTCAACTGTTCCAGTTTAAGTTTCTGTACATCCAAGGCAGTCTCTGCTGTATTACTGGCAGCATCCATTTGTAGTTTCTGTTGTTGCATTTCAACCTTCTTCTGTTCCAAGGCTACCAATTGTTGTTCAGGTGATTGAGCTATACCCATTGCCTGATTAGCATTCAGTACCTGTTGGGCAGCTTGGGCCATAATAGCCTCGACTACTTCTGGTTTTTGAGGACCAACCTCCTGCATACCCATTTGTGTTACACCTGTTATCTGTTCCTGATATTTTAGAACCATATGCTCCTGAATATTAGATTCCAGTACAGGTTTGATACGTTGCATAAGAGGACTTGCTCCATTCATTGGATCTTGTAAGTAAGCCATCTTTACCTGTATATGTGCATCATGATTCTGACCGGGGAAAGCACCAATTGGTACACCCTTAACAGCAGCCATAATATCTGATACAGGATCAAGAGGTTTAGGCTGTTGCTTTGCTGGTAGTATCTCTTCCATATTCGGCATGTTGGCTGCATTTAAAATTGTTCTGTTTAATGCTTCCAAGTTAAACATGCCGGGAGGTGATTGCTGTGCCATTTGCATGGCCATTTGTGCAATCATAAGGCGGTGAGCATTGGATGGAATATTTGGATCACTGACGGGGATCACATCCACTCTTCCATCGAAGTCGGCTTTGAATATATTCCGACTTTCGTATGGCACATCATAGGGATAATCATTGGGTAGATAATCGTAGTCTATCCTAGCCAAGATCCTAAATTCATCTCTCTGGGATTTATGCAATCGTTTATGAATTGCAGAGAAGAATTTACTGGATGCTTCCAGTAGTGCCATAGTTGTACCTACAGGGCCATAAGAAGATGCTTCCGATACAACTTGTTCTGTACTGTCGGCAAACTTCTGACCTGCTGCTGTTATAAAACCTAACATCTGGAACAAGGTCGAGGAAGGCTCTTTGTACGGGAGAGGAACGATAGCCTTTGCCAAGTCCATACCTGTAGATTCAACTTCTTTAAACTCACCGGGACTGATAGGATCATTGTCACCAACCATCCTAACACCTTTTGCCTTAAAGCCTCCCGGCAGGTTAGCAAATTGACCTGCATCAATGAGACTTCTCATTGCTGCTGTAGCACTCATGGTTAGATTACCAAGGAAGTGCATGAGGCCAAAACCGTAGAAACCAAAACCCGGTACGAATCTATAATGAACAAAGTGATTTATCTTTTCCTTATTCTTATCATCGGCTTTATAATTTCTACGAATACATAAAACATTTCTGGATTGTTCTTCTATTGTTACAATGTAGGGAAGTGCTATTCCCTCTTCTGCATTAGGTTCGTCTATTTCCAAATAACAATGCTGTTCCAATAGTACATACTGTGGATCTGTATCCGTTGAAGGAGAGAATCCTAATATAGTATCCATCTTGGATGCAATAGAAGTTGGTTGTGGATTAGTGGCCATTGGTAATTCCGTATTGGAATATATACCAGACCGAATATCTTTTGCCATATCAATAGGACTACGATAGATTACATGTGTGTATCTATCTGCTTTACGTAAGTTACTGGCATAGTAAGATACGTAGAATTGATCAATGGGTACAAATTCTGATACGGGTCGTTTCAGATTTGCATCGTAATATACTTTCTTAAATGCGGAGCCTATTAGTGGAAGATGGAAGAGCATCTTTTCAAATTCGTCAAAGTACTCTGGCATCTGTTCTGTAAGCTGATAGTTCATAAAGTTCTTGACACGGTTGGCTTGCATCTCCCTGTCAGGAGTAGACTTGCCAAGTATCTGTGTCTTAATCGGACCTGCCGATGGAAACAATTCCTGTGATGCTTTGCTCTGGAACTTGACTGCTGACTCTACGAGTAAGGGATGCACTGCACTACAGGCACCTTCAAATGGTTCAGATGATTCCTGTATCTTTAGACCAAGCAGGTCAAAGCCACGTTCAAACATAGACTCCCATTCCTGTCGAGAGTTCTTGTCTGCATCGTAGTTATTATATACTGTATTGGCTATTTCCCCTAATGTCTCATCGTCCAGTGTCTCAGCCAGATTTGCATACCACTCCTGTACTGGAGCTTCTGCTACCATTTCAATTGTACTGGTAAAGTCTACTGTTACACCACCGTCAGGTTCCACTTCAAAGGTAGCTTCTTGTTCCTCCCCTGTGGGTACAGGATTCATGGGAACTACATTAGCTACTTCCTGTGGTATCTGGTCAAATGGATTTCGTTCTGTTGCCATATTTGTTTTCCCGTCTTTATCTATCTACTGGTATTTCAAAATCATAATCGTCATCTTCTGCTGTAGTTGTTGGACCCATTACATATGCAGCAGCTCCCAGTGGAGTTCCTCTTTTAAATAGTGATAGAGCTGATAGTAATTTATTTATAGATGGCTTCTCAGTTTTTTCTGGACCTGCTATTTGTTTTGGACCCTTGGCTTTCTGTTTAGGATCTTTAGGTTTTTCCAGTTGAGAGTTAATAGCCAGTTGAGTTAATGCTCTACCAAGTGCTTGTGATCCAACAGCTCCTGCTATTTTTTTAATACGGTCTTCTACTTTATCTTCAGGAGCTTCTAGTAGTGGTGGTAGGCTGTCTTCAATTTTTCTAGATATATCCTCATCTAATGATGGTAGATCTAACTGCGATCTCCTTTCAGGATAATCTTCGTCCATAGTCATAGACTGAGATATTCTAGCAATTAGGAAAGGTAGTTTATTAGTGTATTTACCTTTTTCTACTGTCATCCTACCCGTTACTGGATCTGTATTACTCCCACTTGTAGCAGGTATCCTATACAGGTCTTCAACTACCTCTTTTGGATACATGGTTTGATGAAGCCCTGCTAATTCCCATAATTTATCAGCATATTTATTTTCATATGATATTACGTTGTCTTGTGTACTCTGTATCTGCTGCATCCGTTCCTTATGCTCTTGGGCAATTGAAGGTTCATCTACACTGGCATGAGATGCTCCACTGTCAATATAATCCAAATATTCTTTGTGTGCTAGATCTTCAAGAGCTTCTGAATAGGCTTCTGGATCTCGGAATAAATTTACCCAAGTCTTAGTGGCTGTGCCTTTTTGATCTCGTACATCTTCCCATAAACCTTCCTTGGCAAGAGTCTTTCTTATAGTTCTATTGAGTTGTGCTAATTCTACTAATAATTGTTTTTCTTTCTGATGTCTTAGAGAAGATAGACCACCTTTTCCTATAGCATCAATTAGTTTACCTGTGGGGAGTGTATCCAATACTCCTTGTATTGCTGCTCCTCCAGTACCCCGTAGAAAATCTCTTCTACTCATCTCAGTAGAAGGTATCTTTTCTATTATATTAGGTAAATTTGTTTTCTTCTTACCAGCCATTAGATCCCCCCGTTAACTCTATTATACACCTAAGATCTCCAGTATGCAACCCTTTTTCTTTGTGGTTTTTCATCTTCCCATTCAGGATCTTCAGGATGTGTAATATGCCATGACTCTCTCATGTAATGTATAGCCATCGTCAAAGCATCTACCTGATCATCATGAGCTGCATTTGGAAATTGTAATAATTCTTCCACTAGCTCATCTGTCCACTTCTTATTCTTGGGAACCCATACTCGTCCCGATTCAATCATGGGAGAGGCAGCATATACTCTGCTGACCTTATCCCTATCTGGAAGATATTCTCTTACAGGTAGTCCACCCCTTCTCATATCCTGTATGAGTGACTGACCACTTGCCTTCTTCTCCACTATGCATACATCAGGTTTGAATTGATGGAAGAGTAACTGTGTCATCCTCCGTAATTCAGGATATTCAAATCTTCCACGTATGTTACCCAAGAGGATAAGATGGGATACTATGCTTTCCCGTCCAAATTCATCTTCATTAGGTAGGGAGAATATACCCCATGTCTGGATGACACTGAAATCAGCCGTGGTACGGGTGGAAAAGGCTGTATCATATGTCTGTAATATAAAGTCACATGTGGGTGGGTCTTCGTATTCCCAGAATCGTAGCCACTTCTTCTTAATCAGTCCACCTTCCTCTGGAGTAGGATTCTGCATGTACAATGCATTCCAGTATCGTGCTCCATTCGAGGCTTTAATCTCATTCTCATCAATTTGTAGTACTTCTTTGGGCTTCCATTCTGGAAAATAGGAGGAACCTACTGGTAATTGTAGGAGTTCTGCTGCCTCTTCATCCAGCCAAGCTGGTATTCGTATAACTTCCCACGGAATAGTTTCATATTCACTCATATCTTCCTGTTGTTTCAGGAGCCATCCACATAGATCATCAAAATGATACCTTGTATTAATGATTAGTATGGAACCATTGGGCATTATACGTGTACGTAGGCCAGCAGGGTACCATTCCTTGACATATCTACGGCCAGCTTCGGAATATGAGTCCTCTTCGGACATCACATCGTCCAATATGGCTATATTAGCCCCTCGTCCTGCAATTTGACTACGGACCCCGGCTGCGTAGTACGTACCATTCTGAGTTGTCTTCCACTTTCCTGCTGCTCTAACGTCCGTCCGTAACGAAACTCCTTTAAATATCTCCTGAAACTGTTCAGAGTTAACAACGTCACGAACAGAACGGCCAAAATCACTAGAAAGTTGATCACTGTGAGAAACAGTAAGAATTTCATGCTCTGGATTTCTCCCTATATACCATGCCGGAAACAATTTGGAACAGATAACAGACTTGGAACTACGTGGTGGTAGGAATACCATCAGTCTTCGTACCTCACCAGACTCTAATTGGCTTAGTTTGTTGGAAATGACCTCAATATGTTTTCCCATTTTCCAATCTGAGACAAGAGTTGGAGCCATCAGACGGACAAACGTTAGAAAATCAGTTTGTGTATCTTGTAGTACACTTAGTCTAAGTAGATTACTCAGGTTTATAAAGGGATTTAGTAAGTTTTCTTGTTCTACTTCCATTTAAATCCTTATAAAATAATAAAAATAATAAAATAATAATAATAAAACACCAAAGTAGCTTTAAAATTTGTGATATCATCGTATACTATATATAATTATACACTAAAACCTTGGAAGATCCAAATGATTTTTTAGATAGCCCGTAAATATTTGGTAAATATGTCACACCCCCTTCTTATATATGTACTCACTCTAGTGTTTTTCTTGGTATACCCCGATAGTTATTACTAATACTCGATATTGCTGCAGAAAACAGATACCTTGACGATAGACCGTTGTAATTTCATCTCCTGTGTTACTGTAAAGTATTAAATCGAACGATTACGTTGGATAATGGAGAGTTTTACTGTCCGAAAAGGATGAACTGGACGAGTATGTAAAGCTCTCTTGATGACTCTCTTTCATCTCAATTGTTGCATTCTAATTGTCTTATGAATAGTATTAATAACTCCACAAGGTCACTCGTGACTTGTGAAGATTATTATTTTTTATATTAAGATATTCATAAGTCTTTTTGATAGCAACAATTGTAATGAAAGAGAGTAATATTATGGCTTTACATACTAATCCAGTTCAAGCCTTTATCGGACCAAGGTCTGGGAGGTTGGGAGTTGAAGCTCATTCTGAAGGAACTAAGCTCGATACTTCGGATGGAGTTGAGTTCTGTAATCATCTTATGGAGCTTATGGAGGAACATGAAGTTGATTTAACCGGCTTCTTTGCTCCAATTCAGAAGAAGAATCCAACTTGGGAGGATTTAACTGGTTGGCTAGCAGATCAGCATGAGAAGACAGGAGAGCATAAACAACTAGCAGCAGTGGTCCTTGATCAGAAATGGGGACCATCGATCTGCATTCTGGAAAACGATGAGAGCTATAGCCGGAAAGTAAAGGTAGTGCTATAGTCAGAGTTTGTTGCAGGACAATGGAGGGAGAGCTTCGGCTTTCCCTTCGTTGTTTTTTTTTAATTGTTTCCATTTAAGACGTTCAACTCACGAGGGTATACACCATG